CTTTTTTTGCTGGTGTAATTAAAAAACCTTGCCGCCTTAATTCTTCAATTGATTTAGGCTCTGCACTATCAGCCACTATTTCGTAAGGTCTGCCTATACCATCTGACTTCATAAAGTTACCGATATCTAAATTAGTCATGTTGGTTCGGTATAGCACCTCATCAAAATAAAGTTGATTGTTAGTTTTGTAAACAGCTATTAAGGTCGTGGGGTCAACGGTAAACCCAAAATCCATTCCAAAACCTAATAGCTTTGCATCAAATGGAACGCTTGCCACTTGCTGCCAATTATCAAACACTACACCTTGTAAGCTACCAATCTGACCTAAACCGTAAACTTTCCACCAATTAGCCCAATAGCTGCTAGTTATTGCTTTAACTTCTGCTTGCTCAATGTCATGTATAATCGTGTCAGGGAGTGCCTCATTATCTTTGTAAGTTAAGATTATGTGTTCGCTATCATTGTCTTTTAAAACTTCAGTATGCGCCCAAAATTCAGCAGTCGGATTAAAGTCTAACCATATTTCGCCACTTGTTCTAATTGCTAATTGATGATAGGCTTCAAAACTAATATTGTTAGCTTCATTTATATAAAGTATGTTTCTTCTTGCACCTCGTAGTTTACTTTCTTGTTCAGCGCTAAAAAACTCAATGTATGAACCATTCGCAAACTTATATGTTAATAGTGTTCTGTTCCAATTACTATCAACATATCTGCCAGTCCAATCCATTACTTTTAAAAAGTCTTTAATTGCACCTCTTCTTAAATGTGGTATTGTTTCACTTACTACACTTATTTCAAGTCTTGGTGTTTTAGCTGCTCGGTCAATTAAAATAGGAAGGATACCAAATGTTTTACCCGCACTTGTTCCCCCTTGAATAACTTTTTTTCGTTTTTCAAGTTTTAAAAGTTTGTTTATTGATGTAGTTCTTTTAAACATAAATGCGATTTGCTCACCGTATAGACAAGCGGTTTTATTGACTTTGTTTATTTTTCGTCAGGGAATAACGGCTGCTCTTTTACAGTCATTTCGGATTTATCAGTTAATCCGTTTAATCGTTGTGTTATGCTTGGATTGTAAATGCCACTCATACCTCCCTCGATTTGGTCTGTTCTAATTGTTTTGCGTATCGTGTGACAGATAGCGCAATATTCTGAATACTTGTTATCTGTATTTGCAAAATACTTACTTAAATCGCTTATAATGTCATTTTCAAAACACCAAACCTCAAAACCTTCCATTGTTAATGGTCGCTCTTTTTTTCTATCTACTTCATCACCATCTTTACCTACAAAGTCTTGAACTAAAATTGGGTTTGCTTTTTTTTCTTTTCGATATTCACAAAACAGTTCCCACATCTTTTCAGGTGTTTCAATGTATTTATGTTTTCCCATTATGATATAAAAAATTTAATTCGTTCGTATCCGTCTTCAATTGCTTTTGGTATTTCGGCTAACTTAATGCTTCGATTGCTTATTAAATTACATTTTTTACCATTACTTGCTTGCATAACTGCTTTATGGAAACCTCCAATTGTTATTGAGCGTTCAACTATTTCAAGTTCTAAATCTTTATAAATGTACTTACTCATATTTAAAAGTGTGTTTAATTCTTGTTTTACCTTGTAAGTTTACTATCATAATGCCATTATCAACTACATTTAACTTTACTATGTCGTTATTCATGTTTGATACTATTTCAATTCTTATTGAGTCACCTTTTGCCATTGTTCTTACAAATTGATAATCTTGAACAAAACTTGAATTAATTTCAGTATCGTTTACAATTGTGTTGTTAGCGTTACGACTGTAAGTGTTAAAGATAAATTGTTTTGTTTCAATTGGTGTAATTGTTTTAAAACTTTGTTGTGTTTCTTCCTTTGTGCAACTTGCTAAAATTAGCACTGCAATTATTATTTTTTTCATATTTTTACAAATTTACTTTAATTGGAATAGTTCCGTTAATTAATCCTTGTTTTATTTCGTAAAACTCTTTTGTTTTATCGGCTGCATACTTTCGTTTCCATTCGGTATAATCATCGCCACCAACATCTATATGGTCAATGTCTATGTGTGGTAAGAACGCTAGTTTGTAACCTAATAACTTTGCCCTAATACAAGCTAAAGTATCATCAAACCCATATATTCCTGCTTGCATAAGCCCACCCATTTTATTAATTAAACTTGGATTAAACATTTGAACAGTACCCATTATGTCCTCACTTTCTTCAACTACTATCCACGCTTCGCCCTTTTCATGTGGTAACATTTTAAGTTGTGTTTTCCAATTGTCTTTAGCGTTTGGCGACTGCATTAAGTCTTTACGTTTTAAGCCAACTATCCCATAACCGCCTAACCTCATAGCAGTTTCCATGTCTTCAACCCACCCATAATTATTAATAACTACATCGTTATCCATTTTAATTAAAACTTCGTCAGGTTGTCTTAAACTCCATGCTTGGTTAATTGCTTTTGCCGTTCCTAAGTTTTCAGTATTGTAAATTACTGTAATGTGTGATTTAAACCAATTTAAACATCTTTTAGTAGCTTCGCAGCTATTATTGTCAACAACTACTATTCTATGATAATCTAAATCAACCGTATTAATTAAGGTATCAATTGTTTCTTTAGTATATTTGGCACGTTGGTTTTCTTCAGTGTCATGCACTGCCATGGCTATCATTGCACACATATTATTTACTCCTTTTTTTAGGTTGAACTTCTTTTAAATGTATTTCACTTTCACGAATATACCAATTTTTTAAACTCTTTAACGTATCTAAACAGCATGCAGGGCAGCCAGTATTAACTCGTGTTCCGCTTATCTCATGCCAAATAGAAGCAAGTTCTAAAAATTGTTGACCACTACCTACCCAATCGGCTTCATTGATAAATATTTCTAGTAACTCATATAAACTAAATCGGTTTTCGCCTTTATTTTTTAACTGTTCTAATATGTCTTTAAATGTTCTCATATTTTATACATTAAACGTTTTAAAATCATTGAAAAATAAGCCGCATAACCTGCAATTGCAAAGGCTTGTGAGTACTCAATTAAATCAAATTGAATAGTTATTACGCATATCCAAAAAGTTAAACAAACGTTACAATTAAATGGTTTAAAATCAATCCACTTAGGTAATTGAGTTAAGCTAAAAAAAGCTGTAAAAAGCATTGATATTCCAATGCAGTATAAAATTTTATCTATCATAATTTTTCAATTTCGGTTTTAACTTGTTTCCAATAATTACCCCATGTTGAAGGTAAATCAATACCAACTAATACATTATTAATAATTTCATCAACTGCTATTAATGCGCATTGTTTGGCTGGTACTTTACTCCACCAATCATTTGTGTTTTCTATTCTTAAATATTTTAAAACTAATTCTTGTGCTTTTTCTTTTGGTGTCATAATTCTAATATTTTTTTATAGGTTTTATATCTTAATTCAGCTATTTTATCAATGTGTTGTACTTGACAATCTACATATAACTGTTCGCTTAAATCTTCAATCATTGCAGGATTTTCAATTAACTTAACCATGTTTTTATACCAATCGTTTTTATGCTTAACTACAAGGCAATTTTTACCATGCTTTAACATAGGCTCGTAAGGGTGTACGTTTGAAACGATTACTGCTTTTTTCTTAAATCCGCTTTCAATTAACTTTAAATTAGATTTTAGCTTGTTAAATCGGTTATCTCGCAAAGGTATTAAAGATACATCAATTTCATCATAAAACTTCGCATATTCGTTAATTGATACGCTTGGATAGGTTGCAAATTGGTTAGGTGCTGCTTTGCCTTTACATGATAAAACGCCTGCAATTGCTTTAGCCATTTCATCATCTTTTGAGTAGCCACCATAAATTAGTTGGAATTTATCTTTATATTGATCCTGGTTATAAAGCGAAAGTAAACTATCGTGCATTAGCATTACATCTTCAAAATGAGTAATTGAACCACTCCAACCAAATTTAACAATATCAAAGTTTCTTTTTTTAACCTCGTATTGTTCCTCTTTTGGGTTAATTGCGTTTGGTATTTCAAAAGCATTTGGCTGACTTGCTTCATGCTTTAAAGTTCCACTTAGATATTCATGAGTAGTTGTAATTGCTTTTGCGTAGTGTAACGCTTGCAATATCTTTTCAGCGTGTCGCTCACTCTTTGCTTGATGTGCTAAAATATGCCATTCAGGTAAACGATAATCATCATCAATATCTAAAACATAAGGTACGTTAGCGTCTTTTAGTTTTTGGATTGCTTCGCTGCCATTTACTCTACTTATAAATCGATTGGCTACTATTAAATCAAAACCTTGTAAAAACTCAATTGTGGCTGTATCTATTTCATTTATTTGATACATGTCTACTGTTTCCTTAAACATTTCAGCCATTCGCTTATGTGGCTGCAAAAGTCGATGGTAATCAACTCCACTTATTTTAGGGTAACTAGGAATTATTATTAATATTTTCATTAGCAAATTGTTTTATTTTTTCTTTAACTGCCCTTAATGCCGAATAACTTATACCGCTCATTTGGCTTATTTTACGCATTGATTTATATTGTGAGTATAAAAGTACTATTCTATTTTCAAACTCGTTTAAACTTAATAAAAAGGTTTCTATTTGCTTTATTTCAATATCAAATCTATCTTCCTTATTTTCGTTTTCAAGTTCAATTATTTCAAATTGAATATCGGTTGCAAAATCTTTACTTATTAGTTTTCCAAGTTTACCATTTTGTGAAATAATATTCCTAGCTGTGCAATAAAACCAAAACTGTAAGTACTCTTTTGATGGCAGTCGTTCAGTCGGCATTGTTAGTAGCTGTTCAATCACTTCTTGATAAATGTCCTCAGCATAATTTTTATTTATATTTTTGCATGTTTCAAAATAAATCTTGTTGTTTAAAATTATGCTGACTAACTCCATTTATTCCTCGGGGTTTAATTGTGCGAAAATAATCATTTCTCTTTCGTTATCCATTTTACTATTTCCTTTTTTTCTTTTTAGGTGTAAAATTATTGCCTATTGGCTTACTAGGGTCTTTTGCCTTAATGAATGGTGATGCTAGTTTATCCAACATTTCATCATATACTTTTTTTGATTGTGGACCTAATAAAAGTTTATCCATTACCAATATTTAATTAAAATGTGAACTATAACATACCATAAAATTGTTCCTAAAAAACCATAAATAATAAATGGTGTAAATTCTATTAAAGTTTTAAATAGTTTTTTCATTAGTTACTTATTATTAAACTTCCTTTTTTTAACAAATCTAAAAAATAAGGTCGGCTGAATTGTAGTTGGTCAAATACAACATCTTTGCGACTTGAAGTCAATTTTATAAAGTCGTTGTTTTCGGTACTCACAAAATAATTTAACTTGTGTTTGGTGCAGTAAATTAGTTTTCCTTTTATTATCATAGTTTTATTTGTTAAATGTTTCTTTGTAGTATTGTTCGCATCTTTCTTCTGTTAATGGAATATCTTGCCCACCATCCCAATAAGCATCAGTTATCTGTTCCTTTTCCATTTGTTTGGCTTGTTCGCACTTATCTTTTAAGGTTGGGCTATAAATACCTAATTGCTTAAATTCATTTATTAGCCATTCTACTGCTTTTAATTTGTTTTCCATACTGCAAATTTAATTTAATTTTTGATTTTAAAATTTTATTTTTAACCTAGCGAAATAGGTTTAGTTGTTTTTGGTGGTCGGTTATTCGCTTCATAGCTGCATCAAAATAGTCTTTATCTAGTTCACATGCTGTTAAGTCAAAGCCATAATCGTGGCAGGCTATTGCTATTGAACCCGAACCTAAATGTGTGTCAAGTATTTTATCGTTTTCTTTAGCGTATTTATCTAATATCCATTTATAAAGTGCTACAGGTTTTTGTGTTGGATGTTGTCTATTTGAATCGTTTGAATTAATTTTAATAATTTTTGAATGTTTATTCATAGAACAAAATGCAAATTCAAATTGACTCATTGTAGGAATATAAGTCATTTTATCCCATATTAAAATACATTTAGTATTTCCTATATGTTGAGCCATATAATTACCCCCACATATAATTTGTTCTTTAGAAACTCTTTTTAATTCTGTAAAATATTCTTTATTAGGTATTGAGTTATCCCAATTTGAACGCCTTATATCTTTCATAAATTTAGTTTGACTATTTTTTTTACTTCCACCATCAGTAGTTTTAGTTCCTAATCCATAAGGAGGGTCAACAATAGCCAAATCAAAATATTTGTCAGGATAGCGAGCCATCAAAACCATGTTATCTTCGTTTGTAATTGTTAGCATTTTATCTTTGATTTTATATTAGTTAATGCTGATTGCCAAAAGTTAGAATTAGGATTATTATTTGCTGCCATTTGTGTAAGCCTTAAGATTTCTTTTAACTTATGTTCACTAAATGAGTTCCTAATTTCTGTTTCTAGTGGTGAACCTTTAAATGCTGTTTCCATATCTAAAATTTTATTCTTACTCGTGGTTTAATGTCTATTTTATCGGTTTTTTCTTCTAAAATTTCCATTATATTATAAATTACTTCGTTTTCTTTTTCAATTTCGCTTAAATCAATTCCTGCTGCTTTGTAGGCCTTTTCAATTTCAGTTATTAATATCCTGCATTCTTTGCGTGCCTTGATTAATTGTTTCATGAAATCTTGATTACAAAATAACTTTCTATCGCTTATAGGTAAATCGGCGAAATTGCAACCCATTTTAAAACTCCAGTATGCGTTCAATGTTGCCTGGGTGTAAGTGTCGTATGTTTCTTGAGTTAGCATAAGTCTTTGATTTGTTTTAAAAGTTCTTGGTTTTCAATTTTGCAATTTTTCCAAACTTCGGCTGCATAAAACTTATTTTCATTTTTGTATTCCTCAATTGACTCATTACAAATATCAATTCTTTTTTCTATCAACTCAATTACTTTACTTTTAAAGTCGGTTGGTAGTGGTTTCATGTTTTTATATTTACAGCTATTAAATTTTTCGCCATTTAAAAACAATTCTTCATGACCTAACATTACTGCTATTATTGGTTGCTTTTCGCCTTTAATTTCAGCTAAAAATATTCTTTCATATCCTTTTAATTGGTCATCATCATTCCAAACTAGCACCCTATCCCCTCTTTTTGGGCTAAATTCGGCTTCTTTTTGCCATTGGTTAAATAGCTTATCTACTGTTTGTATTAAATCGTTTGCATTTAAACTATCTCTCAATTTATAAAAAAGAGGAATTGAAAGAGTATCATTATTATTTGCATAATCAAATAACTCCTTTCTGCTCAAATTCTTTGCTTTGGTTTCTGCCAACCATGTTTCTAATTCTTTGTTTTCCATTTTATTTTATTTTAAAGTTAGTATAATGGCTGTTCGTTAATATATAGAACATTGGCCAAATCTGGTTGTAATTCTATTACTTTGTCTAAATCAACAAAAATGTGTTCTAAAACTACTTTTGAATAGTTCTTTTCATATTCTAATTGGTGTCGTTCTTTTACCTCGTCTAAAGTTTCGCCACATCCAATACTTGACCATACTGTTATTGGGAAAATACTTTTACTTTCTGAAATAAAACATCTAAATACTAATTCAATATCTATTTTTTCATTTTCAACTAATTGTTCTAATTTAAGTTCATTAGTAACTTCTGGGAATTTTCTGTCTGTTCTTTTTTGTAAGTTTTCCCAAATTTGACACTCACCACAAATAGTTGAGCAATTGTTTTGACACGTTCTGTCTGTTCTTTTTTGTAAGTTTTCCATTTTATTTATAAGGGTTAAAGGTTTCGCTCACAGGTATAGCTAATCCACGTTCAATTAAATTAAATATGTCAAATTTCCATTCTAGTAATTGTTCAACTAACATATAATCTGATTGATTAATCCAATTTTCTCCATCTTCTTCTGTTAGTCTTTCACACTGCAAATGCAAGTCAAGTGTATAATACTTTTCTTCAAGCCATTCGATAGGAACAAAAGTTTCACCATTAATAGTTATCTCTTTTGTTAGGCTGCTTAGTGGGTGCAAAACTAATTGATACTTATTTGATGATAGAATATGAGAAAAACTGCCTATCCCTTCACCATAATGTAATTTGTGAATTGGTTTTATTCCTATACTTATACTATCTTTATTAAAGATAATTGCATTGTACGGCAAATAAGCCGCTAGTTCTTTTATTGTTAAGTTTTCCATTGTATCTGCGCTTATAGTTATCGCCCAACTTTTAAAGGTTTATAATGAAATTATTTTATATCCAAAATGTTGAACAAAATTATCAAAAGTAGTTCTACCCATTCTTTGTAAATTATTATACTTAAACCAAAGATATTTTTCAGTACATCTAGTTACTTCAACTTGTACTGGGTGGTTCATTTGTTCAGGGGATAAGTTAATTCTAACTTCTACTATTGAACCTTTTTTTAAATCTGATGCTTTCATATTTTATTTCGTTTATCTGAGGTCAAATGTAGTATTACTTTTTGTATTACCAATATTTATTTTAAAGTATTTTTTAACTCGCTGTTTTTTAGTGGTTTAAAATTCGATTAGTTTCTTTAGTTTAACATTTTCAGCCTGTAATTCAGCTATTTTTTTACTCAAATGTTTCATCAATTATCGTGTTGTAGTACTCTTCAAAGTTCATCATTTTACCATTATATTTGACAAACATAACCCCACTTTCGCTTCCTTGTTTTTTATGTAGTTCGTTAAAATCTTTGCTAATTTTTAAAAAAGTTTCATTAGGTTCTAGTACTTTTTTAGGTGGGCTTGGTGGTGCTGACAATGTTCTGAAATTAGGTGCTAAAATCTTAAGCAATGCCAAACCATCAGATTGATTGTCAAATGTTGTTTTACCTAATTTTGATTCATGTCTTTCCGCTTCGCCTAATCGTAAATCGTTGTAAATTTTTAAATAACCAAAAAGTAAAGGACCATCTAAACGATTATAAATTTGCCCAAAATTACCCATCTTTACTTGACGCAAAAAAAATTTAATATCTCTTACAGTTAAATGCGAATAGAACTCAAAAATATCATTTACAAAATCTTGGATTTGTTCATCTTTAAAATTATTAGTCAAATTAAAATTACTTGCAAAGTCTTTTACAGCATTAAAAAGTAAATATTTTGCTGGTACTGAAGTCGCTAAACTCTTTTAAATCTAACTCATTGTATTTAAGTTGCCAATTTTTAGCAATTACGCTTAATTGGTACTCTTGCATTTTAATATCTGCTTGCTGTTGTTCTGATAATTCGTAGTTCATTATTCGGTAAATCTTGGTTTAAAGTTTGAATTAATTAAGTTTTCAGTTGTATTTTTTGCTGATGTTTTATTTTCCCTTAGTGGGAATAAATCTTGCCAACTATTTAAAATTGATTGATTAATTATTTCAATTGCTAAAAGTTCATCACCATTTGACAAATCTTTTATTTTATTTTTTAATAAATCTATTGCGTGTGGTGTTGGTGCTTTTTCTT